CCAAGAATCTGCAGGCGCAGACGCTTAAGAACGCACACCGGACCGGGATGCCCTGGACCGACGACGAAATCGGGGAGGTGATCAACAGCATCGAGCGCGACGACACCACCTTCGACCTGGCGATGAGGATCGGACGCACCCTGTATTCGACGTCCAGCGCCAGGCGCAACGTCGGGTTCGTGATGCGTCACCGCGCGGTGTTCCGAAATGTCCTGTGAGTCCTCTTATCTAGTAGTTAAACGGTATGGTACGATACCGTCGTTCGCGTCCGGATGGGCGCGGCGGCCCGCACTGAAAGGAACGCACCGATGACTACCCTGACCGATAACCAGGCGCGGGTGTTACACCTGCTGGCCGAGAACCGGCCGCTACCGGGCGACACCCCGGCCGCTACCCTGGGTTCGCTGAACCGACGCGGGATGATCACCACCGACCCGTCCGGGTATCGCTGGATCACTGTGGCTGGACGTGCGGCGATCGGTAACCCGGCACCCAAACGACGCAACACCCGACCCTGCGGATGCGGGTGCGGTGTCGAAACCGGCGGTCGGTTCGCTCCCGGGCACGATGCGCGGGTTAAGGGTCAGGTGGCGAGACGCCTGGCCGACAACCATGTCAAATCCAATCGGCGACCCGACCGGAATCGGCTGATCGAAGAGGCGATCAAGCTGCTGCCATCGGATTCGGACGTCCTGGCCGCTCGAACCGCAGACGTCGCGATGAACTTGTGGGAAAGGAGCCACGCGTGACCATCTTCAGCGTCGGACACTCGACCCACCTCCCGGACGAGTTCCTGCACCTGATCGAAGGCATCGACGTGGTGTTGGACGTGCGCAGCCATCCGACCAGTCGCTGGTATTGGTGGCGGTACGGGGACGAGATGAACTGGCTGACCGATGCCGGTGTCGAATACCGTTGGTTGCCGGAGTTGGGTGGCTGGAGTTCGCGACACCGCGCGCTTTATCGGGAGTCGATGTACCAGGTCGGGGTCGATCTGGACGCCTATTCCAAAGGCGTGTTACCCAAACAGCGCATCGGGATGGATCGACCGGCGCCCCGGCACACGGATACCATCGTCCAGGCACCTAGCTGGACCAATCAGGGACTGTACGACTACTCGTGGTATACCACCACCCGAGAGTTCCTGGGCGAACTGGACCAGGTCGTTGAGAAGTACGCCCAGCCCAACAGCCCAAAGGCGGTGCTGATGTGCTGCGAGGGATGGTGGTACAAGTGCCACCGATCGATGATCGCCGATGTGTTGCTGAGTCGGCACGACGTCGGGGTGCTGCACCTGAAATCCCGACGCCCGACACGACCCACCACCGACCGGTATTATCGCCATCGGGCGGTGGTGGGTGATCGCCTGGAGCGGTATGAACAGGCGATCCGGGAGCAATGGCGGGACGTTTCGTCCGGGCCAGTGGTTTAGGTTTTGACCTGTGCGGTTTAAGCTTTTACCTGCGCGATGGCCGCTTCGACGTACTCGGCGCTGATCCTGTCACGGGCGCGTTGCGACCCGTCGACCGTGCTTTACTGGGGGGTATGGCAAACAAACCCCCGGACACCGACGACGGAAACGAGCACTTCCAGACCATCGTTCCGCTCGGATACAACAACTCGGACTACCAGCCGACCCCGCTGACCAAGACGCTGTCGAACAACCGGACCACGACCCTGACCAAGTTGTACAAGGTCCGTGACGCGATCGCGTACGACCTGGACACCCTGCGGTCGATCAAGGAACGCGCACCGCTGTACAACCGCCTGCTGGATGTGCTCGACCGGATCGAGATCCTCAGCGGCGGTAAGAAGCCACCGAAGGATCTGGTCGATGAAATCGCTGCTCGACGAACCGCCCGGCGTTCTGCCGCTGCGACCGCCTCGCATAAGGCACGTACCGCCAGCGACGACTAACGCCTGGGAAGACGTGGTCGACCTGATGGTCGACCTCGGCGTGTTCCTGGACGACTGGCAGCAAGACATTCTGCAGGCCGGTCTCGGCGAGCGTGACGACGGGTCTTGGGCAGCGCGACAGGTCGGGGTCTCGGCACCCCGGCAGAACGGCAAGAGCGAGCTGATCGTGGCCAGGGCACTGGCCGGTGTTCTGCTGTTCGACGAGCGAACCGTGATCGTGTCGGCGCACCAGCAGGACACCGCCCGCGAGGTCTTTAACCGCCTGGCCGACCTGATCGAAGCCAACCCGTGGTTGGACGATCGGGTGGCCCAGGTGCACAAGGCGGTCGGGCGCGAGTACGTCAAGTTCAAGAACCGAGCGGTGATCCGGTTCAAGTCGCGAGCCTCCGGGTCCGGCCGTGGGTTCTCCTGCGATTGCCTGTTGCTGGACGAGGCGCAGATCCTTAGCGCCAGCGCCTGGTCTTCGATCCTGCCTACGATGTCGGCCCGGGTCAATCCGCAAGCCTGGTTGCTGGGTACGCCACCCACCGACCCGGACAGCCTGCTGACCGATGGTCAGGTGTTCGCGCGTATTCGCCAGCTCGCGGTCGATCGCAAGCCCGGTGCGGTGGCGTATCTGGAGTGGTCCGCTGAACTCAGCGACCCGATCGACTGCGAGTCGACCTGGGCCAAAGCTAATCCGGCTTACGGCATCCGCATCAGCGCCGAAGCGATCCTCGTCGAACTCGGGTCCATGTCGGCCGAGCAGTTCCGCTGCGAGCGCCTCGGCATCTGGCCCGAACAAGTCCGCGTGCAATCGGTGGTCACGGCGGCCAACTGGGACCTGTTACGCGACCCCGGCCCGCCGTCGAACGCGATGCCCTCGGCGCTGGGGGTTTCGATGACCAAGAACGGCCAGATCTCGATCGGGGCGTGCTGGCACTGGGCGCGAGCCAGCGCAGACGGCGGCGACACGTATCACGTCGAAGAAGTGTGGGCCGGGACCGGGGTTCCTCGTGCGGTAGAGTGGATCCTGCGCGCTGCCGGACGCCGTATTCCGGTGCTGGTGGACGAAATGTCGCCAGCGGCACAGCTGGTTCCCAGCCTGAAGGCGAACCGGGTTCGCGTTCACAAGGGAACCGTGCGTGACGTGGTTCGCGGGGGTCTGTTGTTTGAGACCATGGTTAACGAGGGAACCCTGACGCACCCGGGCGCTAAAGCTCTGACCGACTCGGTGGTCGGCGGCCGGAAACGGTCGATCGGCGACACCGGCGGTTGGGGTTGGGGCGCGCGGGACAGTTCGGTGCAGATTCACCGGGCGGTCGGGATCACGTGGGCGCTACTCGGAGCTACCGAAACCCGGTCTAACTCCAAAACGGCCGAACGGCCAGTTCGAAAGGCGGTCATCGGGTGACCATCGCCACGCTGTCTCTGCTCAGCCTGAACGACGACCAGCAACAATTGGTCGCGTTCATGCGAAACCAGCTAGTCCGGTACCAGGTCGTAAACCAGCTCAAAAGCGACCTATACGAAGGCAAGTTCTCGGCGTTCGACCTCGGCATCTCCGCGCCCGAGGGACTGCCAGACCTGATCGAAGCGGTTTGTGGTTGGCCCGGAACCGTCGTCGACGTCCTGGAAGAGCGCCTGGAGTTTCTCGGCTGGGCCGGGATCGAAAGCGACACCCTGGAGCAGGTGGCGGCCGACAACCAGCTGCAGATGGAGGCCGGGCGCGGTCACCTGGACGGGTTGATCTACGGCGTTTCGTTCGTGACCGTAGGGTCCGGCGATGTGTCCAGTGGCGAACCCGAAGTCCTGATCACGATGGAGTCGACGACCTCATGCACCGTCCTGTGGGACTATCGCAAGCGTCGCACCATGGCCGCGCTGAGCCAAACCACCGACGTGTTCGGCCGGATCGCCTGGGAGTCGTTGTACCTGCCCAATGAAACGATCCGGTTTACACGCGGCGCGGACGGCCGGATGGTCGTGGAACACCGCGACTACCACGGTCTGGGCCGGGTTCCGGTGGCGCGGCTGCTGAATCGCGATCGCGCCAGCGACCCGACCGGCCGGTCGGAGATCACCCGCGCGGTCAAGTACCTGACCTCGGCGTGCATTCGCACCCTGGCCGGGATGGAAGTAAACCGCGAGTTCTACACCAGCCCGAAATGGACCGCGCTAAACGCCGACCCGGAAATCTTTGGCATGAGCGCCAACAACAGCGCGGCCGAGAACCGACGCAAGGGCTGGAGCGCGACCCAGGGTCGGCTTAACGTGATCCCGATACAGGAGGGACCGGATGGCGAGCCGGTCGAAGTCAAGCTCCACGAGTTCCGGCCCGCGCCGCCGACCCCGTACATCGAACAGGCCAAGTGCTACAGCCAGATGCTGTCGGCCGAGACCGGCATCCCATCGCCTTACTTGGGGTTCGTGACCGACAATCCGTCGTCGGCCGACGCGATCCGGCAAGAGGAATACCGGCTGGTCAAACGAGCCGAACGACGGCAGACCAGCTTCGGCGCAGGCTGGATGGAAGTCGGGCGGCTGACGCTGATGCTTCGGCAGGAGTTCGACCCCGACGAGTTCCGAAAGGTCAGCGCCAAGTGGCGCGACGCGGCGACCCCGACTCGGGCGGCCACCGCCGACGAGACCACCAAATACATCGCCGCCGGTGTGCTCCCGGCCGACTCCAAGGTCACGCTCGACCGGATCGGATTCACCGACGTGGAGCAGCGGCAATTGGAGAAGGACCGCCGTCGAAGCCTGGTTGCGCAACTGGTGGAGAACGCCCGCAACCAGCCGCCGACGCCAGCGCCCGCGCCGGGGACCCCGGGCCAGGCCGCCAACCAGCCGCCGACGCCGGAATCCAACCGCGTGATCGACCGGACCTGACGCCATGCCGCTGGAGCTGGCCGAGGCCGCCGTGGTCCTAAACGACCTGTCCACCCGGGCCACCACCGACACCCGGGCGCTGATCGCAGCGGCGCGCGACG